AACCGGGTCTGCTATCTGCGACATGTATGACCGTAGTGCTGTCTTCAAAATGCTCATTAACAATAGGTAACTTATCTACGTTTTCTCTTTCTACTGAGAAACCAACACCTGTTCCACACATAAGTATATACATGCATTCATCAAATGAACGTGGACTATCTACGGGTATGTAGCTACAGTTATAACCACCAACATGACATCTATCTAAGGCAGGTCCTGCAGTCATTAAGGCTCTCATGCTAGGCATAACACCTAAATTCATTATTTGTGCAGATAGTTTTTCTTTTAAAGCTTTGGTGATACTATAATTATAATTTTTCTTTAAATGATTTTCCATATAATTAAAATATCTATCTACTGTTTCTCCCCAATTTTCTCGTCTTTGGTCATCATCTCTCCATCTAGCATAGCGAGAGAGTGCTATAAAGTTTTGATAGTCTGTTGGTAGGTAATTATTTAACATCTATGTCTCCATTAATACTTTTAGTTTTGTTATTTTTGTTCCATCTATATCGTAAAAAAACTCTCTAATATAATCTTCAAATTCTTCAGTTAAGTTTTCGTCTGCAGGTATGGTGTACTCTTCAGGGTCAACAGATATCGTGCAAATAATTTTAACTCTCATCGACATCATCAACCTCTGAAATAAGTCTGTTTAAATACCACTGAGCTTTTTTTAAATCCTCAATACCATTTTTATATTGGTATCTCCATAAATATTTTAATATGTTTCCTTGAAGATAAGATTGAAAACCATTACCTGTCATAGCTTGTATAGCTTCAATTGTTTCTATACCCGCTTTGTTGTAATGTGGTGGATTATTAACCATGTCCTCTTTTACTTCTTGTGCTCTCATTTTCATGTACTCCAAGTGCCTTATCATTTTTCTGAATTACCAAAGGATAATGATATAACATTATCTTTATATGTTTTGATAGGTTTGCTGTCAACTTGTAAATCTAACTCTTCTTTGTCAAGTACATTAATAATGTAATCATTTATTTTGTCTCTAAAGGAAGGTTCTATTTCCATAAAATTTAATGTGGAACATAGCATTTTACATATATGTTCTACTTGATAGTAGTCATCATCATCCAATGGGCTGTTAATATTAGGTATAATAGATAATTCAATACCCCCATTCCATTTACTATTGCTGTCTAGATGTGGATTCACTCTAATAAAAAAATCTTCAGGTAAGAGAGTTCCATTAGTCTCTGTGTTTTTTGCCATATCTCAATTCTCCTTTTAACTTCCTACCAGTAAACTTTATCTTTACAGGATGTTCATTTTTACCTTTTTCTTTTAACCAATCTTCTGGTACAATTCTATCATAGTATCTAAATCCATACTTAATACACCATTGTGCATAAGTGGACTTTGCACCTTTACTTAATCTAGAACGACTATTTGTGAATACAAATCTAATGTCAAGATTGGGATGTTGTTTTTGTATAGCTAAATGTTTTCTTCTATCAGCAGCTAAAAACCTTCCTTTGGTTTCAATTATAATTCCATTTTGTAAGATGAAGTCGGGTGTATAAGTTCGGTAAGCTAAATCTTCCCATTCTATTTTAATACTTTCATAAGAATACTCACACTTCTTTTTCTTTAAGTATAAAGATAACTTATACTCTAGACCACTTCTATATCCATATTTCTTTGCTTGTTTGCTTACTTGATAAATATGCAACTATTCACCTTTAAGCTTTATATATTGTACCATTTTAGGTTCTTTGGCTTGTGACATTTGTGCAGGTAATTCACGAAGAGTTTCCCAACATGTATTTCTAAATTCACAGAACGTACAATTTTTATTAAGAACCATATTACCTGTGGGTATCTTTCTAAAGAACTCAGGTTCAGGTGCAAAGCATCGTTTTAGTTCCTTCTTCTCCGCTGCTTTTATAGTTTCTTTTATATTATTTATTTCTTCATCCAAGTCCATATTAGAAGCAGAGACATATTTAAATTGACCATTAGCTTTGTTGACAACCCACCAACCACCAATCTTCTTGCCTGAAGCTTTAACATACCCAGCTAGTTGTCCAATATAACCAAAACTATCACCACTCTTTAAACTTTCAAATGACTCAAACTTATACTTGTATGACCAATCAGATGCTGATTTAATATCATCTACAGCATCATGTAATATTATGTCATACGTTCCAGTAACAGTTGTAGCATCATCTAACTTTAATTCTACTTCTGTATTATCTTGGTATTTCATGCCTGCTTCAGTTAACAAACCTTTGAATACAGCTTCAACTATGTCACCTAACATCATATTCATAACGAATGTTGTAGGTTTGGGTAAAGCTTTTTCTGGGTGGTTCTTTTGAAACCAAAGCTGACATGAAGGTCTACCAATATTAGAGATACGATATCTAAACTTATCTCTTTTATTACCACCAGCAAATTGACGTTTCAAAGCATCTTTTATTTCTTCGCCTATTCTCTCTATAGTGGATTCACTCATGTGAGTTTCACCTTGAGTGGCATCTTCAAGATACTGATGAATCGCCAATTCTGCTGGATGGTTCATTATGCTACCTCTTCAGCAGAGTCTATATCAATGAAGTCATCTACAGTGTCCATATCTTCTTGACTTATGTTGCTTCCATTATTAATGCTCCATTCATTAATTATATACTCATTATAATTCTGAATCCATGAAACAAAATCAGCAAACATTGTTTGGTCTGTGTCTGTAAGAGTCACTTTAGTTGCGACATCTAAACTTGGTCTTGGAAGATAGAACGAATTACCATTAGGTAACTTCCTCTCTTCTGTGTTTAGCACAATGTTGTGTTGCACTGGTAGTCTCTTCATTTGTGCTAACTTAGCAAAGGGAGCACCCATAATTTTGAAAGCATCACGGTTATCAATTTCCCAAATAAATGGAGACTCCTGCAACTCAGTGGACTCACCCTTATCATTGGTAGTATTCTCTAGAGTTATTAATCCAAATATAACACGCACTCTTTTAATTTGTTTTAATAAATCTTGTTGAGCCACTGGTAAAGATTTAAAATCCTTGACATATCCTGCAGGCTTACCACAGTTAAATGTACCTTGATTGTCTTTTAAATCTATATTCAAACTATCAGCCATAACAGTTTTGTGATATGTGCCCATAGGCTCACCTGCTTTGGCATTATTATTTTTAATGAACCTTTTATACATAAACCTTTGCATAAAGGGTCTGATAGTTGCTGATGAACCATAATAGGTTTCTACTTCAGGTTTGTCTAAGCGATATGTACCACCATTGACAACCTCAACCTTAACACTCTTACCGTTCATATCTGTCTCACCCATAATTGGAGAATGGTTTATTCTCAATCTAGGTAAGGTATTGCTCTTCTTAGTTTCAGAAGAACTTTCTCCTGCGATACCCATAGCTTTTGCCATTGCGGCATAGTTATTTGTATCAATAGTTACTAAATCACTCATGTGTGATACCTCTCTTTCTTTTAAGTTTCATAGTTATATCATGCGACATCTTTTGTGTCAAGCCAATTGTCACCTATTTTTGCCTCTAAAAGCAATGGAACATTTAAATCAATAGCAAAGTTTAACTCTACTAATTGTTTTAATTCATTATTTATTTCTTTAATAGTATTAATTACTCCATCAATCTCATTTGGATGAACATCAACTACAACTGAGTCATGTACACTGTTCACTATACAAGACTGAAAGGAATCAAGTTTTTTTTCCATATGCATAAGAACTAAAGGCACTATATCAGCAGTAGCGAATGATTGTACAGGATAATTTTTAATCTGCGTAAAATTTGTAACCTTACCACTAGTCAATCTTTTTATGTTGGGAAAGGAAAACTGCCTACCTGATGGCGTTGTAAGCATACCTTTGTTCATAGCTTCTGAAGCCAATCGGGAATGCCATGCCTTAATTCCTTTGTACTTCTCTGTGAAGTGTTCGTAGTACTTAGCTTCTGCTTGTGTTCTGCCAAAGCCTGTAGCTCCATAGAGGGGTGCGAATGTGTGTGCTTTCGCATCTTGGCGAGAAGTCTGTTGACCCGCATCTGTAATAACTTTAGACGTATATGAGTGAACATCAAATCCAGTTTTAACTTCATCTATAGCAACTCCATCTTGTGATAAATAAGCAGCGACCCTAAACTCTAGCTGTGCAAAGTCAGCTTCAAGTATCTTGCCACCTTCCCAACGTGATACAAACACTTTCTTGACAGGGAATGTGCCACCTCTAGGCATGTTCTGCATGTTAGGGTCTGCTCCACTAAACCTACCTGTTGAAGTTCTATGTTGAAGTAATCTAACATGAAGCCTTCCATCAGGTTTCATATATGTGTTTATCCCTTGCACAAAAGAAGATAGGTATGTATCCAATGCAGATAGTCTTTGTAAGTCATGCAAAAAACTGTATGCAGAAATAGAATTTGTTCTCTTGGTGACATGCTGTAAAACTTCTAGCATCTTTTTGTTTACACTAAATCCATTTGCACTTACCCACTTAACTGTAGGTGCATTAAACTTAAGACCAGCTATTTGTTGAGTAGGATTAAAAATGTAGCCAAGGCTATTGCAAGTAGTGCACTTGGGTAATTTAGCATAAAGAGTTCCATCCTTTTTTACCTTTCTTATTGTACCTGTTCCATTACAATTGATGCACTTAATAGCTTTAGTTTTATAAACTACCTCAGTATGTTCTTCTATATTAGATTTGAACTCCTCTTTACTCATGTAAGGAACAAAGTGATTCATCCAAGTTGTTTTATCTTTAGGTTTTCTACTATATATAATCCAAGACATTTGTTCTGGACTATTTAGATTTATAGGAGTGTCACCCATAAGGTCATGAACTTGCCTATTCAATCTCTCTTCTATATCAGCTTTCTCTTTCTCAAACTCTTCTCTTACTTCATTCAACTTAGATGTATCAATAGTAAATCCTACTTGATAGATTCTAGCTAAAGTAAGAGCAACACGATTGGTTAATATAACTGTATTCATTAATCCTGAATACTCAACTGTGTTAAGCTTTTTGTATATAACATCGGATAGTTCTTGTGTAGCTTTTAAATCAGCAGATAAATAATCAGATAACTCTTGCTTAGGTATCTCATCAATAGGAACTTTGTTTTTAAAGTATTCCTTCATAGTATCTTGCTTTTTAGTATCCAAGTCATATCTATTAGCACATGCTTCAAGAGACAATGGTTCTTTGATTCCTCTTTGTAGAACATACTCACCTAACATTGTATCAAACACAGAGCCATCATACTTTAAGCCACACTCCCATAACCATAGTAAATCATGTACTATGTTATGACCTATGAGTATTGTTGCTTCATCTAATAACTCTTGAACACCTGTGAAGTCATCTCTAAATAAATATTCTTCACCTTTATCTGTTAAGCATCCTACCATAACAAGTTTATTGTTTGTCTCAAATGGGTCAAGATGTAATTTACCGTCTCTATGAGTTACAGTATTTTCGACATCAAGTGTTAGCTTCATATGATTTATCCTTGTATATATAATTGCACACAAAGTGCTGTAAATCTTTTTTGTGTTTATACCATTTAGATTTATTAACAGTTCTCCATGAGTTTGTAATAATACTAACAACAAATTTACCATCTATTAAAGCTAAACCCCTATCGTAATCTTCTACTACATTACATAACTTTATAAGTTGTATTAGCTTTTCAAATTTTTTAACTTTTCTACGATGCCTATTACTATAATAGTCTTTATGATAATTATTTTTATCACACAAGTCAGCTAATCTTTTTTCTTCTTCCATCCAAAACTCAAGGTCAGGTATATCTTCTTTAGTATATACATTCATTTCTTTGTCTATACTCATGCTGTATACCTAGCTGTTTTATAATCAAGATTACAAGTAATACTTCCATGCCATCCTGTCAACTTATTTTTAACAACATTTAAATGTCTCTCAGGACCTTCTTCATCTTGACCTTCTATTGGTGGGTTCTTAGCAATCAGTACCATGAGGTCAGCTTCTGCTGCTTTACCTGTACGTGAACCTTCCATCATTGACTGATTAAGTATAACTTTACCTTCGGCATCAGCAGATAGTTGAGACATGTAAAACATAGCACAATTATGTGACTTAGCTATCTGTCTTGCATATATAGCATTAGCTTTCAACGCTTCATCGGG